CCGGCGCAAAGGTATCCCCGACGAGATCCGTTGAGTTAAATTTAGATGCGTATCCGGTGAACGTTCCGGGCGCCTCGTTTCCGTCAACCTTCAGCTCAGTGTCTGTTAAATCCAATGTTTTGGTAAGTTCCATTTTTAGCCTCATTGCTTAATCGGTTCTTCCGGCACGCTTTCGCTTTGCGAAGCCTGCTGCTCTCCAAGCTGTCTTACCGGCCACAAATTGCTCTGCGCAGTCAACTCATCGGCACCTTCTACCGGCGGCAGATTTTCAAGTCTTCGAACCTCGTTGCGCGTCATAAAGCCGTTCTGCAGCGCCTGAGAATAGGAGCCGTAGCGACTCGATACTGAGGCTCGCAGAAGCGCCGACATCTTGAATTCCGCAGAATATTTAAGCCGCTCCTCTGTCGTGAAGACTCTCTGCATGATCGCCTGCTCAATTGCCGTACAAAGCGGCTGAATTGTGCTTCTGTAGAAGGACTCAACAATCTGCTCAATCGAAGCGCCGCTCGCTCCGCTTGCCGAGTTGATCAGGGCAGCCGGCACTCCGAACCATCGGCCGATTTCTTCAATGCCGTACTGACGGGTCTCCAACAATTGAGCATCCGCAGCAGACATTGAAACCTGCTGATACTTCATATCGGCAGGTAAAAAGTTAATCCAGGAGTCGCCGTTAAATGCCCCCAACTCTCTGAATCGTTCTCTGAGTTCGATTAACTGCTGGCCTTTTAAAGTCCTATCGACCGTCACAATACCGGTGAGCTGGTTGCCGTTGCCATACATGGACGACGCATTCTTTTGGGCGTTTTTCTGCTCGTTCGTTGTGGCACGCATATAGTCAAACGTACTCAAACCGACGATACCGTTTCCAAGGCCTTTCCAATGCAGAATCTGATCGCGCGTGAAGTAGGTGTACTTCCCGTCCTTTTTGTACTGGTAAACCAACTCTCCGTCCACAACGGCCACTGTCATCTGCTCCGGTTTTGCTGACAGCGGAGTCAATGCAATTAGTTTTCCGCTCTTATCCCTTGTAATGAGAGCGTAAGCGTTTCCGGTAAGAAACCGATTCAAACACATTGCTACCCAAAAATCATGCGCTGTCATCACTCCGTTCGGACAGTGCAAAACTTGCCATAAGCGGCTGTCTCGGGCCGGCGTCTTTTCTCCGTTTTCTTTGTGCTCGTAGACAAACAACGGCATCGACGAGATTGTTTCACTCAAGAGATTGATACAACCCCAAACCGCCGAGAGCTGCATCCCCGCTTCCGGCGCGATATGGGGCTCGTCCCGATTAAGAATGGCACTTGGGGCCGTTTGCTGGGGCCCTGAGTAATCCGACAAGCTGTCTCCTCCGGAACCGTGGATAAAACGTCCTAAGAAACTAAATACCTTCATATCAAAGACTCAAAAATAAATTTGCATCGGTGCCCTCGTTATTTGCACCTTGCGCTCGGTTGATCGCCATAATGAGGGCCACTACGCCGTCGATCTTGTTTTCCGGAAACTCTTTTCTCGGATAAATGTTGTCCTTCGCATCCGTATGGGCAACCACGTTGCTCATCATCCAGGTCAGGACAGGACCGCCGTCGTGGTGAAGCGTGCCGTCAAATACCGCTGCCTGAAGTGTTTTCATTGGGTCGGACATGTTCAGTACCGTCTGCCGCACTTCCACCATCACAACCCCTTCCTCTTCAAGTTCCGAGGAAAGCTGAGTCGCTTGCCACGGGTCGTAATCGACTTCCTGAACGTCAAACCGAGCGCAGTCCTCTAGGATCGAATCTCTAACTGCTCTAAAGTCAGTGACTTCTCCTTCCGAGACATTCAAGAGCCCGGCTCGCTCCCAGCCTGAATACTGAGAATTCCTTTCACTCTCTACCGCTCGTCTCGGAAGCCAGAAGAAGGGAAAAACGTAATAGTGGGTCTTACCCTCAATAACCTTTGGGAAAACTAAAACCTTCGCGCAAATGTCGATCTTGCTCGCCAAGTCCAAGCCGATGTAGCACGGCTCGCCTTCAAAGTCTTCAATGGACAAGTCAGGATCCGCGCACTCGCTCCACTTCCTCATATCCATCCAGGCAGAGTCTGCATTAACCCAGACGTTTAAGTGCTTGGTCAGGAAATTATTGACCGCGCTTGTCATCGTCATCGCTTTGCGCTGCAATGACTCAATCACCTCGGGTCGCACCGATACATTCCAATTGGGATTAGCTTTCGTCAGGGCGTCCTCGGTCATCCAGTCATCATCTTTGTCGATCGAATAAATAATCCCGAACTGCGATTCGTCGGCCACCGAGCCGGAGAGAATCTTCGTAACCATTGAGCGGACTTCGTAGCAAATCCCTGTCTTATCAAACCCTGCTGTCGTAATGACCCACATCAGCGAATTACGGCGCTTGCCAAGTGAGGTTTCAACAACGTCATAGACCGCTCGGGTCTTATGAGCATGAAGCTCGTCGATCACCGCAAGATGAGTATTCAGGCCGTCCAGAGTAGATCCTTCTGCAGATTTCGCCTGAAAGTAGCTGTTTGTCTTCGGTACGTACAAAGAAGTGGCTAAGACCTGTAAATCGAAAGCTCGTTTAAGTTTCGGGTTTTGTCTCGCCATTTCTTTAGCGTCCCCGAAGACAATCTTTGCCTGATCTCGCGTCGTCGCAAAAGAATAAACTTCGGCGCCCGGTTCTCGGTCTCCGCATAGACAATAGAGCGCTACTCCGCTGGACAAGGACGATTTGCCGTTCCCACGCGGTACTTCAATGTAGACGCGCCTGAACCGCCTGATACCTTCAGTTGTTTTCCAAGAGAAAGTCGTATGAAGAATAAAGACCTGCCAAGGCTCCAACTTTATTTCTTTGCCGGCCAGTTCTCCTTTGACGTGCGTCAGGTGTTCGATAAACCAACAAATCCTGTCCCCGGCTTCCGCATCATAAATAAAGCGCTTGCCATCCCCATATCGGTCTAAATCGTCCAGCTGCCTTTCACACGCTTTCTTAACCAACGAACAAGCCGGAATCCTTCCACTCAGTACGCCTCGGGCGTACCGACAAGAAATTTCAAAGTAATTCGGTTTACTCAAGGAAGGCATTGTCAGTCTCCTCCTCCGGTGTTTCTACTTTGACTTTTGCCCTGGCCGTCGGCGTAAAACCAAGCTCTTTTTCGCACTGGAGCATCATCTTATGGGCCTGAATCATCAGCATCACCGTAGGAGTAAGCGATCGCATCCCAGATTCAGGATGACTTTGCTCGACATCCCCTGCCTCCGCTTTTCTCGCGTACTTTCGATACAGCGCATAACTCCGGCACCACCTCTCCAGAATTCCATGGTCAAGAGCCGTGAGCATTCCTTTAGGAGCACAACTCACAGCCATTGACCATGCGGCTCTGCCCTCAGCTGTCATGCCTGCAGGAGGGCTTTCAGGAAGCTGTCCGTCAACTTCCAGCTGAGAGCGATTTTGCCGGCACTTCTGTAAGGTCCC